GGGTCATGCGGATCCAGCGTCCGCGGTAACCGTGTTCGACGACGCGGCCCACGGACTCATAGGCGTGGATCAGCGTCTCGCCAGTGAAGATGGCGACGTGCGCGGCGATCTTCGTCCAGGCGATCACGACGAGCGCACCGGGCACGGCCTTCGGGATCGGCTGGCAGTGCTCGCGCAGCCGCTCGACGAGCTCGCCGGTCGGCAGGCGGCCGTAGTTCGCGATGTCGAGTCGCTGGTCGAAGATCCCGAGCGACTGCCCGACCACGATCGGCAGCCCGACGCAGTCGATGCCGGTGTAGTCCCGGCCCTGGTGCCGAAACGGCACGCCGACCCAGCCGCGGGCCTCGTCGATGACGCGCGCCGGGATCATGGTTCCTCGAATTCGACGTCGCGCGGCCAGTTGAGGAAGCGCGCCGGCCGCGGCTTCTTCTCGGCCGTCTGGCCGCCGAATGCCGCGAGCTCGCCCATGCCCGGCACCCACGCGCCGTGGCCCCGGAAGTTGACGAGGTTCGCGAAGCGGCCCTTGCACATTGCCGCCGACTTGTCACAGCCCGGGCGGATCGTGAACGTGTCGCCGACCTCGATGTCGTAGGGCATCGGCAGGTACAGCAGGATGTCGGCTGGGCTGCCGAACGCATCCTGCTTCACCTCCATGCTGAAGGTGTCGTTCGCGCCCGAGGTCCAGGTGACGAGCCCGCCGTTGAAGTAGCCGGTCTCGGCACCGATCGCCGGCGAGCCATAGGCGAGGCTGGCTGCGAACTGGCGATTGCTGTCCACGGCCGTCACGGTGCCGGTGATCGTGAGCGCGTCGATGTCGATGCCGCAGCGCGTGTCGCCGAGCTCCGCGTCGCAGCTCGAGCCATAGGTACGGACGATGTTCTGCGTCAGGCGCTGGGCGAGGCCGCGCAGCTCGGTGCGGTACTGGCCCTCGGCCGTGCGGCGGATCTCGCCGATGTTGCCGGTCCTGAGTACGATCTGGCCGTCGTCTGGCGCCTGCCAGTTCACCATGAACAGCACGACGGAGGCGTCGTCGAAGAGCCCCGCCTCGATGTCCGCGGCCGACAGGTCGATCAGGCTCAGGTCGCCCTGGTTGATCGCGCCTGTCACCTCCATGTTGTCGACGCTCATGTCCGAGGTCGAGCGCACGTCCGAGCCGGTGATGCCGGCGTGCGCGACGTAGGTGCCGGCGTAGGGAACCGTCGGAGAGCCAAGGCCGCTGATGGTCACGTCCTGGTCGTGCTCGGTGCCGAGGATCAGCACGCCGTCGCGGCGGGTGATGCGCCAGCAGACGGCGAGCGTGGTGACCTCGCCCTGCAGGTGAGCCTGCAATGCGACTGGCAGTGTCCTCACGCCACGCGATCCTTCATCAGGTGCTGCTCGGCCCACCACAGATCCGAGTGCTCGGCCCGTTCGTATCCCGGCATGAACGGCATGCCGAGCGTGTAGTGCGCGAGCTGAACGCCCGCCGGCTTCCGCTGCACGCCGACGAGCCAGTTCCAGGTGTTCGGCAGCGCGCCGATCTCGGCATCCGTCAGCCAGCAGAACTGGTGCAGGTCGCGGCCCGGCACGTCGTTGACCAGGCGCAGCGTCAGGCTGCGATTGGACGGGTGATCGCAGTTGAACAGCATCACGCTGGACCAGTTCTTGCGCCGGTAGCGGGTCTGCTCGCAGCCGTCCATCTTCGTGCCCTCGTCGCCGGCGTGGTCGTGCTTGACGCACATGACCGCGTACTTCGGGTCGGCCAGGGCAAAGAGGCGCGCGACGTCGCCGAGGAACAGCATGTCGCAGTCGATGAACAACGCCCAGCCGGTCTGCGCGAGGATCGGTGTAAGGAATCGGCTGTTCGAGAACTCCGTCGAGCACGGCGCGTCCGAGAGCACGTCCCAGAGGCTGTTGCGGTGGATCCGGTACGGGCGCTGCGACAGCCCGCAGGCCTGCAGCTTATCGAGCACCAGCGGGGTGACCACGAGGGGCCGGGTCGAATGCCGGCGCAGCGAGAACTCCGCCACCCGATAGGCTTGCTCCTCGCGTGGATCGAACCCGATGTAGATCTTCATTCCCAGACCATGAAGTGATCGCCGCCGATGCAGAACTCCGAGCGCATGCCGAGCCGCTCGAGCCAGTGCAGCGCGCCGTCCGGCTCCATGCCGAGCCGCCCGTCCTCGCCCTTCTGCTCGACGACGACCACGGGCCGGCAGCGGCGCAGCGTCTGCTCGGCGCCCTTCACCACGTCGAGCTCGTAGCCTTCGACGTCGATCTTGATCAGGTCGACGTCCTTCAGGTCGAACGAGTCGAGCGTATCGATCGGGAAAGGCCCGTCGCCGGCGATGCGCGTATGCCCGGTGTGTCCCTCTTGGAGCGCGAGTCCGACGGCGCCGGAGCGGTTGCCGAGCGCACAGCGCACAAGCGTGGCGTTCGGGTTCGGGACGTTCCAGGGCCAGATGTCCGCGGTCACCGGGTTCGGCTCAAACGCCCAGACGGTCTCGAACAGGTCCGCCAGGTGCATCGACCACAGGCCCACATGGGCGCCGATGTCGACCGCGCTGCGGCGCTGCTTGACGTGCTTCATCGCGTATTCGAGCTTTCGGTACTGGTAGGTCAACCGCCCGTTCACCTCGCGGACGGCGCCCGTGGTCATCATCTCGACGAGGTGCTGCTCGCTGAGCGGCAGCCAGACCCGGCCTACGAGCTGGGAGTCCGGAGGACCGAAGCCACGGCGGTCCGAACAGTTGCCGGCGTGATCCGTGACCACGCGCGGGTGCAGGCTGGGTGCCGAATTCGCCATCCAAGTGCCTCGGGGTCGTCGACCGCCAGGTTGATGTGTGTCTCGTAACCGGTCGTCACCGGCCGCAGGTAGCCGCCGAACAGCACGACGACCCGCCGGCCGAGCGCGGCGGCGACGTGGTGCAGCGCGCCCTCGGGCAGCACGGCCGTCGCACAGCCCGCCATCAGGTTGCAGGCGTCGGCGAAGTCCCGCGTCTCGAGCTTCATCACGCCGCCAAGCCATTTCGTGCCCGGGTTGCCGAGCTGCGCCCAGGGCACGTCCGGATAGTCGTGGACGAGCTCCTGCCATCGGCCCCACTGCTTGTTCGGGCTCGCCGTGGCCTTGATGTGAGGCTCGACGAGCACGAGGCCCTCGGCGCGCGGGTCCGGGCGCACGTCGAACAGCTCGCCGGGACTGGCCCGCCAGCTGGTGAACGCCCAGCGATCTTTCGTCGTGCGCTTGTAGTCGATGTAGGGCCGGCAGCTCGGGCCGTTCACGATCGCCGGGAACTCGCCCGGCTCGCCGAGTCGCGCCACATAGGGCGCCCGCTCCCACAGCCAGTGCCAGCGCCGGGCGCCGCCCTTGCCGTGGATCTGCACCTTGCAGCCAGCGCGGCGCGCCTGGCCGAGGACCATCACTTCGTCGCCTAAGCCGATTTGAGTCGCTCCCGGTAGCGCTTGTGAGCGGCGTAGCCAGTTCGCCGTTCGTAAGCGTGGACCCAGCGACGACGACAGATCTTGCAGGCCCGCCGACCATCTGGCGCGACGTAGAGATTCTCCCCCGATAGCGCGTGGCCGGACTTGCAGTGCGTGGCTGTGGCGCGCGCCCCTCGCTGTGTGTTCACGCGGCCCGACACCGCCTCGAGGTGAGCCGGATTCACGCAAGCCCGGTTTCTGCACAAATGATCGATGGTCAATCCGTCTGGAATTGGCCCAACCAGTAGTTCGTAAGCGTACCGATGGGCACTCTTTCGACTTCGAGAGCCATCGGATCGACTGCCCAAGCGAATGTGCCCGTAGCCGTCTGGATCCAGAGCCATTCGCCATTGCCAACATCCATTTGGCAAAGCGTCGTATGCCCTTTCGAATCGTTCGCGATCAGTTAGCCGTTTCAGTGTCACGCTAATCGACCATCCTTAATTTCTGGCTGTTCTTCCAGAAGCGCATCGCCGGGCCCTTCATGTACTCGGCGTAGCGGCGCAGCTCGATCGAGACCGCGCCCAGTGGATACGTGCCGAGCGCCGTGGGCTGGCCGAGCGCGGTGTACAGCTCGGCGAAGGCGATCGAATCGCCGTGCCAGGCCTTGCGGTCGGTCGTCATCGGCTCGATGGCTTCGAGGACCCGTTCGAACACCGGCAGCGCCGAGCGCCGCGCCAGGCGCAGCGCCGGGCAGATGTGCGGCCCGCTGTCCTGCCGATACAGCAGCATGCAGTCGGCTTCGGTCGGTTGAACCGGCCGCAGGATCTCGGAGTCCGGCTCCGTGAACAGGTAATCGTCCGTGCCTGCCTCAGCGAGGAACGTCGAGAAGCAGACCTCGCGATTGTAGACCACCTCGGCCGGGTCGAGTCCGCTGAAGCGTATGGTGCGGTGCCCCCAGCCCTCGTGGCCGGGCAGCGTCAGGTGAATCACCTCGAGGTCGAGCTCCTCGCAATTGCGAAGGAACTTCTCGGCGATCCGCTTGTACAGTCCGGCCGGCGCGTCCCACAGGGGCTTGGCGTCGGCGTGGTAATAGACGACCTTCACGGCTTCAGACGCTCCCAGACCTCGCCAGAGCGCATCTCTGCGAGAGTCCACTGGTGACCGGCGATACGGGCGAACAGGTCGCGGCGCTCGTCCTGCGTCGGTCGGTAAGGGTTCTCGATCTGTTCCCACAACGTCCCGAGGCGGGCGGCGCAGAACGTCGCCTCGGTGACGATCACCGGCACCCCGGCGGCCAGCGCATCGAGCGCCACGGCCGAGGAGTGGGTGATCACCAGCCAGGCGTCCCGCAGCGCGACCTCGATCGGCTGCAGCCGGCCCCACCGGTTCGGCTTCTGCCGGAACACGATCGGCCGGTCGGTGTGCTGCCGGACCTTCTTCGTGATGCGCTCGCTGAAGCACACCGGGGAGGTGCCGGCCCAGAGCTGGTAGAAGCCCGGCGACTGCATCGCGACCAGGACGTGCCGGCCGCCTGTGTGCGTTGGGGCCACGTTCACGCCGAGCAAGTCCAGGCGCGCGAAGTCGGGCTGACCCCGACCGTCGCACCAGAGCCGCTTGTGGCTGATCCGGTAATACTCGCCGCGGCGCCAGTAGCCGTGGTCGACCTGATACCAGTCAGGCAGGACGCCGGGTTGCATCAGCGCCGCCTGCCGGGTGGCCATGCCGGAAATGAACCCGGTGTTGCCCCGCGCCTGCCAGTCGATGACGACCTGGCCGCCGCAGCCGTCAGCCAGTGCGTTGCAGAGGCTCAGGCTGTACGGCTTGCGATGGTCCGCGTAGCAGGTGACGGAAGGCGTGACCAGAGCCGATCTCCTCGACGGACCACATCGCCCAGGCGAGCTGGGTCAGGAACTCGCCCCGGTCGCCCCGGAAAGGCTCGCCGAGGACCTTGCCGAATGGCCGTGCCGCGGGCGCCCCGATCCACTTCGGCAGTCCGTGATAGACCGGCACGCCGTAGAGCAGCGCCTTGATCGCTGCCCCGCTCCCCCAGGTGACGACGAACTTCGCGCCGGCGAGCTGGGGATACAGGGTCTCATTGTGCTGCTTGGCGCCCGGGTGCCCGCGGACGACGACGCGGTGTCCCATGGCCTGCAGGTGCTTGGCGGCCCGCTGATGCCAGCCGGAGGGCTGCGCCACTGGCGGGGAGCCAATGCCGCGCTGGGCGAGCACCAGGGCGTAGTCGCCACCCGTGCGCCACGGCCACCAGTCGGCGTCGAAGATGTCCGCACGTTCGGGCCCGCCGATCGGCCAGCGGCCCGCGCCTGCGTTCCAGTTGAGTGCGAGCGAGTACCAGACCTGGCCGCCCCACTCGCGGCCGAGGTAGCCATTCTCGGCGACGATGACCGTCCCGCCGGCGGCCTCGTACTGCAGCGCCATCTGATGCCCGGCGCCGTACCGATTCCAGATCAGCAGCGCGTTGCCGGGGCGTGGGTCCAGGGGCCCGATCTCGTAGCCACAGGCACGCAGGCCGTCGCAGAAGGCGTCCCGCCGGTAGTGCGGGGCCTCGCGGACGGCGACGTACGCCCTCACGGCCGCCGAGCAGCGTCGTCCAGCAGCGTTTCGATGCGATCGAGTCGCTTCACGATGTCGACCTTGAGCTCCGCCTGGTAACGCTCCATCTGCGCGGAGCGCATCTCCAGCGCGTTGAGGCGCGTGGCCGCCTCGAGGTGCTCGATCTGCTGCATGCGGCGGTCCATCGTGTCGAACCGCTCCATCATCTGGCCGGTCGAGAACACCAGCGACAGCACCAGGGCGCCGTCGACGATCAGCGATCCGAGAGGCACGCGGAACCGCGTCAAAGATTCGGGACTGGCCATCATCACCTCTCAAGCAGGAATTTTAATCCACCTCGAGGCGGATTTCTTTTAGCGAGAACGAGACAGCCTGCTGTCGGTGACTGATGATCTCGACTGGAAAGGAACCGTCAAAGCGCATCGGCAGATCGAACTCGCCGCCCCAGGTCAAAGTCCCGGCGGGCGTGAACAACAGCGATACGCGGCCGGTCGTGTAGTCGACGGTGTAGTGCGTGGTCTCGGTCTTCAGCGTGCCACCGTCGGCGATCAGGATCGTACCGGAGACCGGTTTGAAGATCGGCCGGTCCTGTGACAGCACGCCGTAGGTGTAGCGCTTGACGAGCTGGTACTCGGCGGGGCTCTCGCCGACGACCGCGAGCAGCGGGCAATCAGTCGACGCTGGGGTGCTGCCGACCGCGCACGACTTGAAGTCGGTGTAGTCCTTGACCCGGAACCCGTAGGCCGGGCCGCCGACCGCGTGATAGAAGCGCAGAAGCTCCTGCACGGCCGGGTCGCCGCCCTCGCTCGGCCCCACCGTGAGCGTGATGCGCGTGAGTGGGTACGCCCAGTTGCGGTTGCGCCGCTCGACACCGCTCGCCCGCTCGATCGTGGTGACCGAGTACATCGGCTCGGAGATGAATCCGTAGCGCGGGCAGCCCGGGAAGCGAGGTGTTTCGAGGAAAGACATCAGTTGTTCCGGACGTTGGCGCGGGAAGCACCGCGCGCCGCGGCCGCCGCGATCTGCTGTTCCGTGGCCCGCGAGACGGTGCCGTTCGGTGCGTTGATCGTGAAGTTGTTCTGGACGGTCATGCCCGACGAGCGCATGCCGAGCGTCGGGCTGCGGATCGGCGAAGGCATCGCGGCCACGAGTCCGCCCTCGGCGAACCCGGGCATCGCGTGCAGCGCCTGCATGCCGACGCGGTTGAACGCCTCTAGGAAGCCGATCGCGCCAGGCTGGCGGGTCACTTCCGAGCGCGTCACGAACTCGCCGGCGTGCACGATGCCGGCGGGCTCGTACTTGCCGCCGTCGCCGGTGTAGCCGCCACTCGCCAGGCCGATCGACGAGAAGTCGAAGCCGTTGATCGTGCCGATACTGGCGCTGGCTGCGGACCCGCCACCGAACAGTCCGCCCAAGACGCCGGCCGCCTTGCCGAGCCAACCGCCCCCGGAACTCACGCCACCGGTGCCGAAGATCTTGCCGGCGATGTCAGCCGCGATGGCCTCGGCCGCCATGCGCTGCAGCATCTTCGCGAACGAGTCGACGAGTCCTTCGATGCCACTCTCGAACGGGTCGAAGATGAAGTCGGCGAGGATCCCTTGCACGCTCCGGCTGGCCTCCTCGAAAAAGACGCTGAGCTGCTCCTGCTCTTTCTCCGGGAAGATGAGCGCGGCGGTGATGGGTTTCGCGGTGATCTCGAGCGGCTCGAGCTTCACCGTCTCCTCGAGGCGGGCGAGCGCGCCGCTCGCCTCGGCGGCCAGGTTCGGGTAGGTCGCGGCGAGCTGCTCGAGCGCGTACTTCTGTTCCTGGTACTGCGCGATCTGCTCTTCGACCGGCGTGCGCAGGCCTTCGATCGCAGCAATGCCCGCGGCGTAGATGTCCTGGTAGGCCTTGGCCTGGTCGCGCAGCGCGTCGGCGGTATCGCGCGCGGACTTCGCGGCCGCCTTGCCGTCGTCGCCGCCGCACAGAGAGTAGGGCGTATTCGAGAGGCTCGGCACCGGCGCGACGAACGGCGCCTCGACGTTCTGGCCGTACTCGTCGAGCAGGCCCTTGAGCCGCTTCAGCTCGGCGTTGAGCTCGTCCTCGGACCACCACTCGACGATGCCTTCGCGACCGAAGAATCGCAGCCGCTCGGACGGATTCTTGAGTGCCGACTCGACCTTGGCGATGTCGTTCTCGATGCGGACCTGGTCGCCAGCCGCGGCGCCGAACCGGATCGCGGCGAGCTCCTCGGCGAGAAAGCGTGTCGTGTTCAGCGTGTCGGCAATGAACTTGGTCGCCGTGGCCGCGCCGCGGATCAGCGTCGAGAACAGCGCGTCGGCACCCGCCTTCGTCTGCGGGTCCATCAGCACGTCGGAGAGCTCGTTCAGCGCCCGGGTCGCGGCCGGCACGCCGGTGTTGACCTCGAGCAGGTCGCCGAAGGCGTTCTGCACGGACTTGAGCGCGCCGCCAAAGGTGTCGCGGATCGCCCGCGCCTGGCCGCCGAACTGCGTACCGAGCTCGCGGATGATGATTTCCTGCGCCTTTGCGACCTCGCCGGTCTCGACGAAGGTCTTGATCAGCTCCTTCTGCGATTCGCTGAGCTGGATGCCCGAGCGCTGCAGCGCCGTCGCACCCTTCACCGGATCGTTGAGCGCCTTGCCAACCAGCAGCGCCGCGGACTGCAGGTCCATGTTGAGCGCCGTCGACAGGTCGAGCACGGCTTCGGTGGCGGCCGTGAACTGGTCGCCGCGCACGTTCGTGAACGTGAGCAGCACGGCCTGCATCGCGACGACGGCATCGTCGCCGAACGCCGTGACACGCTGCAGCTGGCCGGCAACCGCCTGCAGCTGCTTCGAGGTGAACCCGGAGACGCCGCCCGTCGACTTCAGCACCTGCTCGAGCTTGGCCGTCGCCTGCTCTGCCTCGATCGTCGCCTGGACGATCTTGCCGAACCCGACGCCCGCCACGAGGCCCGTGATGACGCCCTGCAGCGTGCGGAACCCGGACTTCATCTTCCGGGTGAGCGCGTCCATCTCGCGCGTCGCCTGGTCCGCGCCCTTCTTGAAGCCGCCCATCTTGAGCAGCAGGTCGACGGTGAGGCTGCCCAGACTGCGAGTGGCCATTACTTCTTACCTGAAAGAATTTTCATGACGTCGTCAATCGAACCCGGCTGCTGGCTGTCCTGCGTGTGCGGCATGAAGTCGACCTGCCGCGCGGTCCCGCCCAGCGCGTTGTTGATCGCCGCGGCGATGAGCGCGAATCCCCACTCGAGGCGTGTACCTACATTCAGCGACCCGCGGCGCGCCATGTAGGTCGACCACTGCTGAGCCTCGACGAAGGATAAGCGCTCCTTGGCTTCCTCGATCGTCCTGCCGCCGATTCCGTTCAGCACGAGCTCGTGCCAGAACTCGTCGGCGGCCGTCAGTTTTTTGAGGAGGCCTCGCCGCTGTTGACGGCATTGATTGCACCGGTCAGGACCTCGGCCAGCGACGGATCGAGCGCCTCGGCCTCGGCGTACGACAGCCGCTCAGTGCCATCCTCGCCGAGCAGCACGGCCTCGCTGATCACCAGCGCTCGCTGGCTGATCCCGGGGCCGCCACCCGTAATTGCGGCGCGGGCCGCTGCCTGGATGCGATCGATCACGCCGCAGGAGACCTTGCGGATGAATACCGTGAAGGTATCCGTGACCTCGGTTCCGTCTTCGGCGATGTGGGTCCAGGACACTTCCCGTTTCTCGGGCACGGACGGGACGAACCCGCCCTTCTCCCTCAGCGTTTTCAGGTCCATGCCGGCCTCGGATCAGACCTTCGGGTGCAGGATCGGGAAGTCCGACACCTGGACCGAGATATTGCTGCTGACGACGCTGTTCAGCGCGAAGTCGAACGGCAGGTCGCTGATGTAGGCCTCGA